GAACCACTCATGACCAGGCAGCTTTCCAGCTTTACCCTCATGAGTTCTGGCACAAGGTCTTCGGACCCTTGCACCGCCGCCTCAGTTAAACCCAACACTGGTTCTGAGGCTCAAACGTGTCGCACATGCTCTCGCATGACCAGCGACATAAGAGAGACCATTTCTAACGGCCTTAGACTTATTCGGATCAGATTCAGGCTTCCTGAATCTGAGCTACCGGATCTAAGGCCCCAGGATTTGTCAAAGTATCTCTCTTTCCTCCTTTTGCAAGGAAGAGACCGGGCATCGGTTCCGTTCCCTCGTAGTCAAAAGCTACGTCGGGACCCCGATGGTCTCTATTCACTGCAACGGATGTGGAAACACGAGCGATGGGAGTTTGCCCATTCCGTCGCGTCAATTAAACGCAACCTGCCCGCAGGTTGTAAGGTCCACACCCCTTCTGCGCGTCCTGCTTGGGAGCAGAACGCGTTCTCGCAACCCCCCTCCTCCTCTCCTGAGTACCTTCGCTTCATCCGTCGCGAAGTTACGAAAATCTTCCCTTATGGTTGGGACAGGAAGTATGCCGATTTTGTCTGGCGGCATACCCCCAACCCTACTGCTAGAATGAGCGCTCCTCGAGCCGACTTGTTCTACGCAGGAAAGGGGAAAGATTTCCGTAGGCAGTGTCTGACTGGTTGTTCAGTTCCTTTCGAACAACCTATCAGGGCCCGGTACAAGGAAGTCATGAGCGCAGGCAAGCTTAGGCCGTTAGTAATCTTCGATGAAAGCACCGAGCTACTTGCGCCACTTCACAAAGTGATCGAACATCACCTAATGAAGTTACCATGGCGTCTTGTAGGACCACCTACGGAGAAGAAAATTTCATCTGCTTGTACGTACCCTTACCAGACCTCGGTAGATCTGGTAAACGCTACAGACAACCTGTCGCTCGATGCGACGGAAGCGATACTTGGCTCTTTGCTTCGGAAGAGCTCGATTCCTGGTGCGGTTCGTCTACGGGCGTTCCAATCACTCCGGCCACTTGTTGATTGCGCCGGTGAGGAAAAGGAAGTAACGCATGGGCAGATGATGGGGAGCTACCTCTCCTTTCCCCTGTTGTCCCTTCACTCCTACCTCGCAGCGCGTTGGGCGCTCCGCGGGGAAGAAGGGACGATCCTCGTTAACGGTGACGACACCCTTGTGTCGGCCAATCGTTATCTCGAAGTTTCAGATTACCCTAGCGGGTACAAGTTAAATGATCTGAAAACTATTCGATCCGAATGCGTGGCAGAGATCAACTCAACAGCATTCGTGAGGGGAAGTGGGGGCAAGTGGCGTGAGATTCGTCACTTGCGGAGAGGTGGATTTCTTTCTGATTATGCCGGGATGCTGCACGCTTCTAAAGCTGTTGCCGGCTCAGTTAAGTGGACGGACGCTTTCGTCCGTTCACGAATCGGAAAGAAATGGGGTTTTCTTCCTTCTCAGTTAGGGTTACACCCTAGATCGTTCGTAGCCTTTGCTCGCGAACAATCAATGTGGAACAGGCACTTTACCTGTCTTCCGGCTGCACCCAACGTGCAGTCCACATTACTTCAAGCTGTCCGGAGACGGCTTGATCCCGACGAACAGGTTGCTATGTATCTTTTTACGTGGCAATTCGGTCGGGAGGGAGGGAAGAAGAGAGACGTATACTCGCCAACTGTAGGGAGTGTACGAAGGACTTACGCGTACAGGGCTGTGAAGCCCCGGTACCGGCTTACTTCCCTGAGTAAGCTGGCGGCATTGAAGGTGCCGGCGCGTAAGAAGGAGGAAGAACTGCATTTTCTGCCAGCAGAATATGTCAGTAAAAGAGAGTGCGAGGTTCTTGCCTCCCTCCGGTCGTTCGGGGAGGAAGTGTTCAAGAACCTTTGAGAGAAGAGTGGTCTCTTGGCCAGGATGTTGATATTGCTCCTGTAGGGTCTAAGCCCTCAGGGAGTTCACGTCAACGGAGGGGGCGGAAACCATCTCCAGCCCAGTGCCCCACACGCCCGTAGGGCAGGCTCTGGGAAGTGACGGCCTATTAAGTTAGGTAGTTGCGAGGCCGGCAACGGTCGGACGGTATACTAGCCGTGCGGAGCACTACGCAAGTAGGTTACTAAGTATAGTACCCCCTCGTGGGGCTAAGCTCAGCGCAAGTCAGCCAAAGTGTGGCAGAGGTG